GCCTTGCCAGCAGTCATTAAACATCTCATAGATGGCATGACTTCTAAATTTAGTATAGCTTTCTTTACTTCAGATAAATCAAATTCGTTATCAAATCTCTCAGTAAAAAAAGATATATATCTAACCACAGTTTCCTCCCAAGTCTCTCTTCTTTGTTTATCAGGAAGATGTCTTGCGTATCTACTCAAGTGTATAAACTGTTGATACTCAGTCGGTAATTGGTTCATGTTTTTTTAATTCCTCTCCTAAATATTTAAGAAATAATTCATCTCGTTCTTCTTCAGGGACGTTGTTTTTAAGCCAACCCCCAGCTTCTACTGGGCCAAACTCATGATTTATTTCTGCAAAGATTCTTGCTCTTCTCCTCGGTATAAACGTATGATCTACGTTGTCTGTCATAATATTATACTCCTTTGTTAAGTAAACACTGGTAAACTATTTCTCCAACCATCAAATAGTAATCAGGTATATTTAAAGCTGCATCCATTTGTTCTACCCAAACACTCACATATTCTGTAGGTGCTCCATCCTGATTTAATTTTATAACTAAATCTTCTATAATTTTGGTTTTTGACTCCCCTTCCTGATGTTTCTGCCAAGAGTGTCCAAAAATAGCTCCTTTTAGTGAGCACTGCACGTCTATATTATTAAATCCCATAGTCACACTAGGAGAATTAACAATTAAACTTGTTAACAACAAAAAGGTATTCATAAGTAATCCTCTTTAACTCTATCTATAGAGTGCTGAGTTATGTCAATAGTTCCATGACCTGTATGAGTTAACATAACTAATCCTGCCCACCAATCACAAGTAGCTTCATTTCCTTCCATGTATTCAGGCATATAATCTGCATACCATCCTACATTACAAGATTGTATTAATGGAGCTACAGTCTCATCACCATTAATTCTTTTCATAGTATGAACACCAAATCTATGTGTGTGTCCAAATACTATTGATGTATCGTGTGTTTCAGTAGCTCTCTTAGTAACATACTCCCCACTTATGGGTTGATTAACTCGTCTGTTCATCGGTGCGTGTGTAAACGCTGTGCCATCAATATACACGTAGTGTCTATATTCTATTATATCCCACTTATCTTTACCAGCTCCAACAAAATCTGTCTCGGGTATAAACCCACTTAGTTCAGGTTTGTCTAGAGTATACCTCCAAGTCCTAAGCTCGTGGTTTCCAAGCAACCAGTATCTTTTAGGATTATACTTCTTTGTTTTCCATCTAGCTTGCTTTTTCCACAAGCCACGTATAGGTTTCATTATCTTTTCGTAAGCTTCTATACCTGAATCTATATCATCTTTTAATCTTTTGCCCTCTTTTATCAAAGGCTTATTAGTATCAAAGAAATTTATAGAATCTAAGTTCATGAAATCTCCTATCTGAACTATATTGTCAGGCTTTCTTTCGACAATGAAGTTTCCGAGAGCCTCAAATCTGTCCTTATTATATTCAGGACCATCGTGAGCATCAGGAATCACCAGGGTCGTAGCATATTTCCTCATATTCATTTTCCTCGTAGTTTAAGTTAAGCTCCCCACGTAAGTAGAGGCTGTTGATTATGTCAAAAGCCATGAGCACAGATATAACTGCGTGTTCTCCGCATTCATGACAATGTGCCATCTCGTTATCTAATCCTTTTTCAGACTCACTTCCACATCTGAAACAGTAATAGATTTCTTCTTCTCTCTTATCCATTCCTTAGGTACTTCTGTAAAACTGTACTTGAAGTCGTGTCGTTTACACCACTCTGAGTATCTAGTCTTAGATGTTTTATGCAACTTGTTATCATATTTAAACACAAACCTAATATCCAAACTAGGCTGTTGCTCCTTTATTAATAAATGTTTTGCTCTGTCGTAAGAAGTAAATCTACCCTTGCCTTCAATTATAATTCCGTTAGGTAAAACCCAATCAGGTTTGTATGTATGAATTTTATAAAATGGTATTATAAGCTTCTCGTATCTAGCTCTACTTCCTCTTAGTTTTTTTGCAATCTCTTCTTCAAACTTCGACCTGTATCTAATAGCCATTTTTTAATGTCCTTCTTCTTAAGTGCTGCCTTTAATTGATCTGCTGATTTTAAATCTTCTATGTCTCCTATATTAGTCTTGCTAACTCCACGCATCAATCTCTCTATGCCTGCTCTAGTAAGAGTATCTGACATGTCTTCTTGCTTCTTTTTTATGTCGCCTTTATAAACTTTCATGACTTTGTATATAAGTATACAATATATGTAAAAAATGATATAAAGGCTATTACAGATACGTAAGAAGCTATTTCTCCAAGTATATTATTCTTGTTTAAGTTCATCTTTTCTTTCTCCTAATGTTATTAATCGTCTAGTCTCTTCTAAAATTTCTTCCCAAGTCATGCAATACTCATTGCATTTTTCTACACCTTTTTTATTCTGAGTGAAAAAATGTTCGTACTCTTGGGCTACTGCCTGTTCATAATCATCAATTGATTCACACCACTCAAGACATTTTTCCGCTCCTACTGGCCCAACCCCAGGGATACCTTCAATGTTATCAGTAGAATCTCCAGTAAGTATTTGCACGTACTTACTATGAATGCCTTGTTCTACAGATACTTCATACAGTTGGTCTTTAACCCAATTGTAATGCCACCCAGCAATCTGGTCTAAGTCTTTATCGGTAGTAACAATACAAGTATTTTTATCTTGTAAGTCAGCCAGAACATCATCAGCCTCAAGACCTTCTCGCTCTTCAGCATTCCACACATTCTTTAGATACTCCTTAATCTCGGCGTACCAGTGAGGTTTATGCAAAGGATCTCTATTACCTTTGTATATTTTTATCGTAGCAAGATTATCTCTAAATGTTTCCTTCGGACTAAGGAATACCTCTAGCTCAACATCACCAAACCTATTGGATAAAAACTTCTCCACCTCAGTTAAGACAGTCTTAACATTATTTAATGCATTCTCAACAGGTTCTATGACTGTATCCACAGTAACAGCGTAATCAGATACCCCTTTGGCATGTTCTTCACGCCAAGCAAGCATATCTTTTTTATACCTGAACTTAGGTATCTCTCCTAAGTACGATGGCAAAAATAGGTTATATATTTTACTTTGCGCAGCAAAGCCACACCTGTAAAGTATAATGTCTCCATCTACTAGTGCTTTCATAATAGTCCACCAATATTTGTTTCTTTTTTAGCCATATTAGTCAAATTCTTGTCTGAATTTTGATTTATACGCATTGGTCGTACCTTATACAGAGGACATTCATAACCTGTGCATTCTTCGACCTGTTTGCGCCATGTTCCTTTTGAATATGGGTCATAGATGCAATAACGACACATATTATTGATGGCTTCTCTTAGTTTCATCTTAGTTAATTAAAACCTTAGATTCTTCTTCTTTCTTTCTAGCTTTTTCAGCAAACTTATCTCTCCAATCATCTAAGGTAGCTTGCATCTCATGTAGTCCCTCATATCCCTGTACTAAAAAAGGTACTTCAGCCTCTACTACATCAGTCTCTTTATTGACTATTGCATAAACAGCATGACCGTTTCCCTTAGATGCAACAGAACCTTGTACCACAAGTTTGTAGTCAAGGGTTTCGTCTAAGTATCTACTATTCATAATTTGTGTCCTCTTCTAATAAATCAGCTTGAGCGTCAGAGGAAGGGTCATCATAAGACCCTTCTCTAGCTTCAGAAGCTTCTATATAAAATTTACGAGTAAATGCTTCAACAGATTTTTCAACTATTTCAGATTTCTTCTTGGTATTAGCACCTAAGCTAATTGCTCCAGAAGTAATTAATAAATCAACCATAGCAATTGCTCTTTGTAGACATGCTTCGTATCTAATTTCTTTAGAACGTAACTTGTCCTCTTCTTCTTTGTTAGACCAGTATGAGTCTCTGGTAACAGTTGCTCCAGCTGTAACTTTCACTTTAGGTGAAGCTGCTGGTTGTAAGTTACTTGTCTCTGATGCATCCACTACTTCTACTGATTTCAAATCTATATTCTTATAGATTCCTTTTTCAGTATATACAAATTTAATGGTATTACCTTCCTTAAAAGGTAATTTAGTTGCATCAAAGCCAGCACCATACCAAGCACCACTTATTGATACCGATACTCCTCTGCCAGTTCTTATAGTCTCTACGACTCCTTCTGCTGTATTCATATTAAGACCCCCAATGAGTTCCAGTTTTAATTTCAGCTTTTAATGGTATGTTGAAATCTATACCATATAGTTTCTTCATATACTTCACAGGAAAATCCTGTAATGACTCTGACATCACATCCATGAAAAAGTTCCGTTCATCTGGATGAATTTCACAAATAATTGAATCATGTATAGTATTTGTGATAAAAGACTCAGCATTTGCACTTTTAAAGCAATGCCAAGCGTACACTAGTGCTGTTGGTACAATCTCAGCTGTAGCTAAGTATTGCACTGGATAATTTCTAACTGATGTATTACCCTCAACATAACCAGTATGTGTAACCTTCAACGAGGGAAAGTAAAACTTCATCCCCGTAGGAAGTGTTAATTCTTTGTTTATAACTGCTTCATCTACCCATTTATCTTGCTCTCTAGTGATTCCCCTGTATTTTTCAGTAAACGCTCTATAATAACGTCTCTCAGATGGTGTTCCGCTTGTTCCACCATAGAGTGGCTTAAATGTATGCGCTTTTGCGTTTTGTCTAGCCTGTACTCTGTCCCGTTCTCTTGGATATATGATGTCAGCTGTAAATTTATGAACATCAAAATTTCCCTGTATGTCTCGAAGTCCTTGATTATCTCGTCCATACCAGACAGCGACTCTGAACTCCAGTTGTGCTTCATCAGCTTCACCCACCAGCCAGCTTGGTTTTCTTGCTCTAAATAATCGTTTAAATCCTCGATCCACATTCTGGAATTGACACTTGTATGTTTTTCCAGTACTGCTGTACCTGCCAGTAGTAGTAACTGCTTGGTTGATAGAGGCGTGTAGGATACCTTCCCCCTGCTCACAACATTCATTAAACTTCTCCAAAGATTTAGTAACTTGTGCATTTAGTTTCACCTGCCTTTGTTTTAGTTGTATAAACTTCTTTTGTTTACTAGTTTTTGGCTTCAGTAGAGATACAACTACCGATGAAGCACTTCTCTCTCCCTTAGGA